ATATTTGTGGCGGGTTCGGAACCGGAACATACAGGCGGTCAGGGCGGGTTACCAAATACTATTCACTAGGGTATTTTCTGGGGGCAGATTGTGAAATTCCGCCGCGCAATTACAGGGTCTGCGCATCATGGACCCACAGAAACAACGCCGGATACAGCAAGTCGACAGGCCCGGTCTGTTCTGCTGTCGTTGCCCCCTGAATGATCCGGCTGGCATTCTATCACGGCACCGGAAATGCGGCTGACGCGGTGATCCGGTGGGTTACAAAATCAAAATACAGTCATGTTGAAATCATAGACCGGTCCGCTGATACGCCGGACGGCGGAAAATTCATCGACACCGCGTGGTCGGCCAGTTATCGGGACGGCGGGGTCAGGAGGGCGGTTATTACCTTCACGCCTGACAAATGGCTGGTTGTTCCGGCCCTCTGGGCGCCGGCCGGGGTGATTGAAACAATATCAGCACAGGCGGGCAAGCCGTATGACTATATCGGGCTGATCGGGTCGCAACTGCTGAATTTGCGCCGCCAGCGTCAAAACCGCTGGTTCTGCTCCGAACTCTGCGCCTACGCGCTGGGCTTGTCTGTTCCGCAGGAGATGTCCCCGGGCGGGTTGTATCGGCGTGTGCTCGAGATGAACCGCGCATATATCACCGGCAGGAATGGCGCGGGGGAACCGCCAGAGGAATAGAACGGCGCGCTGGGCGATGCTCGGCGAAAGAGCACCGCCCAAAAACGAGGTCAGTATGCCAGCAGCTTTTCTACACGGCGTCGAAGTCATCGAGATCGACGCAGGTCCCCGCCCAATCCAGACCGTAAAATCATCGGTCATCGGTATCGTCGGCACCGCACCGGATGCGGACCCTGCAATATTCCCGCTGAACACACCTGTCATGATTGCCGGATCGCGGCAGGAAGCGGCAGGGCTGGACACCACTGGCAACGGGGCCGGAACGCTTCCGGCGGCGCTGGACGGTATTTTTGACCAGATCGGCGCGGTTGTTGTCGTCGTCCGCGTCGATGAGGGCATCGACGAAACGGCAACAATTGCCAATGTGATCGGCGGCGTCAACGCCACCACAGGTAATTTCGAGGGCGTCCACGCCCTCGTCGGTGCCGAAAGCGTCGTCGGGTTTTCGCCGCGCATCCTGATCGCGCCGGGCTTCACGCACCAGCGGCCATCCAGCCTGGCAAATCCTGTTGTGGCCGAATTGCAGGGGATTGCTGATCGCCTGCGCGCGGTCATTGTCGCGGACGGGCCGAACACCACGGATACAGATGCCTATACGTCGGCTGGTGATTTCGGCTCGTCCCGCATCTATCTTGTTGATCCATGGCACAAGGTTATGGATGGCACGGCAATCGTAGATATGCCGCCATCCAGCCGTGTGGCCGGTCTGATCGCCAAGATCGACAATGACAAGGGGTTCTGGACCTCGCCATCAAACAACCTGATCGGCGGGATCATCGGCACCAGCCGCCCTGTCGACTTCAAACTGGGTGATCCCAACGCCCGCGCCAATCTGCTGAACGAAAACAAGGTTGCAACGACCATCCGCCGGAACGGTTTCCTGCTCTGGGGCAACCGGACGCTGACAGCCGATACCAAGTGGGTGTTTTTGTCTGTGCGGCGCACCGCCGACACGATCAACGATTCCCTGCAGCGCGCCCACCTGTGGGCCGTTGATCGCGGCATCACCAAAACCTATGTCGAGGATGTGGTCGAGGGCGTGAACGCCTATCTGCGCTATCTGGTGTCAATTGGTGCCATTCTGGGCGGTAAATGTTGGGCTGATCCGGATCTGAATTCCGCTGCCAACATCCAGTTGGGCAAGGTTTACTTCAATTTCGACTTCACGCCGATCTATCCGGCCGAGCACATCACGTTCCGCTCCCACCTGGTAGACGACTACATCAAGGAGGTTTTTAACTGATGGCCGCCGAGGATATTCTCAAATACCTGAACCTGATTGTCGATGGCCGCGGATATGCGGGGAAAATCGAGGAATACAGTCCACCCGACCTCACGATTTCCGCCGAGGAATTCCGTGGCGGCGGCATGGATGCCCCGATCGATATTGATATGGGTCAGGAAAAAATGACCTGTTCGTTTGTGCTGACATCCTATGATGCCGATGTGCTGGCCCTGTTCGGGCTGCGCAAGGGCGCGCCAGCACAGTTCACCGCACGCGGATCACTGGAAAGCATGGACGGCACAACCACGCCTGTTGTGCACCAGATGCAGGGTAAAATCCTGTCTTTGTCGCGTGGCACATGGGGTTCCGGAAACAAGCCCGCGCTGACTGTGAACGTCAGTCTGGTTTATTACCGTGAAATTCACGGCCAGCGGACGATCAACGAGATCGATGTGATCAATATGATCCGCATCATCAACGGTGTTGACCAGCTGGCAGAACATCGCGCCAATATCGGCCTGTAGGGGGGCAAATGGACAAGAACATTATCGAAAATGCTGACGGGTCGGTCACCGTGAAATTCGATGACCGACCGCTGAAAATAGACGGCACAGAGGTCAAATCCCTGACCCTGCGCGAACCAACCGTCGAGGATCAACTGATTGCCAGAAAATCCGGCGCGGATCCGGCCGAAGCCGAGGTTGTGCTGACCGCGAACCTGTGTGACCTGGCACCGGAAGCCGTGCGCGGGTTCACGATGCGCCAGTATAACCGGCTGCAAACCGCACTTGCGGGTTTTATTGGCTGACCGGTGAACACGTCAGGACCGGCACATTGCGGCTGGCCAGACACACCGGATGGGCCGCCGCAGAGATCATGGCGATGCCGGTCAGCACATTCATCTGGTGGATAGAGGGCCTGCCTAAAAATGAGCAAGAACCAACGCCTTAACGCCACGATTACAATCGGGTCCGTCCTGGAAGGGTCGGTCAAGCGCAATATCGGTTTTCTGAAATCCGGTCTGGGCCAGATCGGCAGCGCAATCAAGGATGTGGAGCGGCGCCAGAAAGAACTGGACCGCCAGCGCAATGTTTTGCGCCGACAGGGCAAATCTGTCGATCACCTCGATCGGGAATATGACAAACTCGGCCGCACCCTCGATGACCTGCGCCGCAAACAGGAACGCTGGAACCGCGCCGCCGCCGCATCGCGCCGCGTAGGAACCACATTCAGCGCGATGAGTGCCGACATCGGCCGCAATGTCCGCCGCCTGGCAATCGGTGCCGGTGTCGCCGGTGGTGCGATCTTCGGGCTGGCATCATCCACGGCAAAACTGGGCGACGATGCAGCCAAAACAGCAGACAAGCTCGGGATCGGCATCGCTGAATTGCAGGAACTGCGATACGCGGCCGAGCGATCAGGCGTAAGCACCGGCGCATTCGACATCGCGCTGGAAAAAATGACCAAGAATATCGGTCTGGCCATGGAGGGAACTGGCGCGCAAAAGGATGCGCTGGATGCGCTGGGCTTGTCCGCCGCAGATTTGGCCACAATGCTTCCAGAGGAGGCACTTGGCCTGATTGCGGACCGGATGAACGAGGTCGGGACACAAGCTGAAAAGGCCGCGATTGCAAACGACCTGTTCGGGCGCTCCGGCGTCGGGATGATCAACATGCTGCGCGGCGGGTCGCGCGGATTGCAGCAACTGCGCGATGATGCCAGGCGCACCGGCTATGTTCTTTCCGAAAAGGCCGCGCGGGATGCAGAGGTGTTCCAGGATACACTGCTGGATACGCAACTGGTTATGAAGGGGTTGAAAAACACGGTCGGTGCCGAACTGATGCCGGTCGTCACCGGTGTTATGAAACAGATCGGTGACGCTCTGGTCGGGAATCGCAAACAGGTCAGGGAATGGTCGGAAGCCTTTGCCAGAAATGTAGAGGCGGCAATACCGGTTATAGGCCAGATTGCAACGGGCATCGGAGATGTCATAAAGGTCAGCAGCAAGATGGTTTCAGCCACGGCCGATATGGTCGGCGGGTGGGAAAACTTCGGGGTGATTGTCGGCGGTATTTTTGCTGGGAAAACACTTCTGAAAATTGGAAAATTCGCAAAAGCGGTATTCAGCCTCGGGCGCGGCATGCTGCTTTTGACACCTATTCTACCCCTGATAGCTACAGGTTTCCGCGCGATCGGCACGGCGCTGATTGCAAACCCGATCGGGGCGCTGATCACAGCGATCGCTCTTGGTGCCGTTGCCATCATTGAAAACTGGGATAAAATCAGGCCTATGTTGCAGCCTGTGTTCGACTGGATGGAGAGTGCGATCACATGGCTGTGGGAAAATGTATGGTCGCCAATTATCGACGGCATAACAGCCGGGGCCGGCCATATTGTTAATGGCTGGAATATTCTTAAATCATCTTTGGGCGGGATTCTGGATTGGATCGGTGAAAAATTCACATGGCTGATGGAAAAAATACAGCCTGTGATCGACGGGATGAAATGGGTTGCCGGTAATAAATCCAGTGTATTTGACGGGATGTCAGACGCGCAGATCAATGCGGCTGGTGGCCGACCAACGGTAAAGCAAACGCTTGGGGTTGGAGGCTTACCGGCGTCGGGATCATCAACTGATTTAATATCCTTGGCGACACCAAAAGCGCTGGGCGGTGCATACACACCCGGATGGCTGCTGACCGGCGAGGCAGGCCCTGAACTCAAATTCGAGAACCGATCTGGATACATTGCCAACAACCGCGCCCTGCGCCAGATGGCCGGTTATGCCAGCCGCATCGGTTCGGTGATGTCGTCCGGAACATCAGGTCGTGGCGGATCACGTGTCAATGCGCTGCTGTCTGGTGGGGCGGGCGGCGCTGCACGGCCGTCTGCTGGTGGATCGATTGCCCGTCAGGTAACCCAGAACATCACCTATACAATCAACGCTGCCGGAGCCTCGGCCGAGGAGGTGATCCGCATCATCGAACGTAAAAGCCGCGCGGCCGCAGGTAATGGCCTGTTCGACCGTGTGCCGTCAACCGGATTATACGGGAGGTAGATATGGCAGAGATCATGATGCAGCTCGGATTTTTCCAGTTCTCGATTGATGATGCAACCTACCAGCGTTTGAACCGCTCGACAGAATACCGCTGGGCACGTCAATCACGGATCGGCGCGAATGATGCCTTGCAGTTTACCGGATACGGCCCGGAAACAATCGAGATGGAGGGGGTGATCTACCCGCACTTCAAAGGTGGCCTGAAACAGGTGGACAGGATGCGCACGCAGGCCGGTATCGGCATCCCGTTGCCGCTTGTGACCGGTCAGGGGCGCATATTGGGGCTGTGGGTGGTCGAGGGCATCACAGAGGGGCAAGAGGTGTTTGCCCGACAAGGGGTGCCGCTGCGGCAGGATTTTACAATGAGGATGTCGAGATATGACGGTGGTCTCCGATCTTTACTACGTTTCGGTTGATGGAGATATGCTGGACCAGATTGTTGCCGGGCATTATGGCGACACTCTGGGCGGCAAGGTCGAGGCGGTTATCGCCGCCAATCCTGGGATAGCCGCGCTGGGCGCTGTGCTGGACGCAGGTGCGCGCATCCGGCTGCCTGATCTCGATACAGCCACACCGGTGGAAACGGAGCAGCTATGGGGTTGATGGATTTCCGCCCGCTGGTTCGGGTTACGATCAACGGCACCCCGGTATCCGGGTTCATGTTTTCCCAGCTCACGTCTGTTCGGGTCACCGACACAGCCGGGTTTATGTCGGATACAGCCGAGATCACATTTGCCAACACGTCACCGATCTCGCGATTTGCCATGCCAGCACCAGGCGCGGAAATCGAGATAGCGCTTGGCTATCTCGGCAGGTTCAAGCACATGGGTCTGTATATTGCCGACGAGATCGAGGAATCCTCACCGCCCAGATCGATAACCGCAATTTGCCGGGCCAAAGCACAGGGTGAAACAGGCAGCGGCTTTGCCCCGATCAGCCAGCAGAAAACCAGATCATGGCCTGACAGTTTGACGTTGCAGGAGATCGTGACCACAATTGCCGGTGAAAACGGCTTGAAAGCGGGGATCACAGATGCGGTGGCGGGGATTATGCCGGGTCACATAGACCAGATAGACGAGAGCGATCTGTCCGTGCTGACGCGGCTGGCAGCAGTCCACGATCTGGTGGCAAAACCTGCCGGAGGAATACTGTTTGTCGGTCGGCGCGCAGAATCTGTCAACGCATCAGGCCGCCAGATGCCGGTCATCCACCTGCAAGAGGCAGATGTAACCCGCTGGTCGATGCGCCGCAGCCTGGGCGAGGCCACAGGCACCGTGATTGCGACCTATCGTGATCTCGATCAGGGGGCCGACATCGAGGTCAAGGTGGGTGACAAAGAGCCTGTCCGCCGGTTGAGACAACGGTTCAGGTCGGAATCAGAGGCGCGCACAGCCGCAGACACCGAGGCGCGCCGTGCCGGGCGGGCCAAGGAAACGCTCGAGGTCGAGATGCCTGGAAACCCGTCAATCGTTGCCGAAGGAAAGGTTGTTCCGACCGGGTTCAGTTCTGCGGCCGACGGTGACTGGGTGATCGGGACCGCCACGCATGAGGTATCTGATAGCGGTTACAGGACAATGCTTCAGGCCGAGCGGCCGGAATAGGGAACCCGCCAGAGGGTTTTATCACTCGGATCGTCAATAATGCTCAAAACACCACGAGTTTGGATAGAACCATGGCCCTATACACCTATCGCGCACGCCTGACAGACCAATCGAAAAACCACCCGGTCTATGATGCGGATACAGTCAGGTTGGTAGCCGACCTTGGGTTCGGATTGCTATCTGAACTCGGCCCTTGCCGACTTTACGGTATAAACGCGCCAGAAATGCGTGGACCTGAACGCCCGGAAGGGATCGTTGCGCGGGATTTTCTTCGAGGATTATTGCGGCGAGGCGAGTGGTTCACGGTCCGGACATACAAGGATCGACGAGGTAAATACGGGCGCTATTTGTGCGAGATCATCCTGGATGATGGAACCAACATAAACAACCTGTTGGTTAAAACCGGCCATGCAGTCGCCAAAGACTACTAGGCCTCGATTTATGCGCTGCCACACATTCTTGATTCGTTTACGGTATGTTCAGCACTTTTGACGCACAAAATATGGTGGATTTTCAGTAAAATGCGCCGGATTTGCAATCCGCTGCGTAACCACTCCGCCAACTCGCCGAAGATGTGCAATCTCTATGTTTAAAATATTTTGCGGTCAAGGCGTTATACTGATTATTTGTTCCGACTGACAGTCGTGTGGTTTTGGTGGTTTTTATGCCTGCCACACATCCTGCCACACATTCCTGTTTCGTTTTTGTTCTGTTCTCAAGCATAT